GTACTTAATAGAACAGATTAAGTAAGGTATTCTCATAAAGAATGAATAGGATGATTCTTCCATATCTTCTCTAACAGAATAACTTTCAATTCTTGTTTTTGATAATACTGCTTCCTATGTTTACCATGCCTATTAAGATAAGGACCTGGATAATGTAAGTCATCAAGATAAACCTTTTTCTTTGAGGAATCTGTTCTAACCAAACGACCAAGGAACTGAATAGATTTTTCCTGGCTATCCATTGATGCTGCATTAAGTAAATACCTAAGCTTAGGGAAGTTTTTACCTCGAGCAATGATTGTAGTTGATACCAGGATATCAATCTTGCCTTCCCTAAAATCTTTCATTATTTGTTGTCTTATCTTTGAAGGAGTATCTACATGCACACAGGCAATATTATATTTACTTCCTAGCTTCTTTTTAAAGTATTTGCATAATTTCTCACAGTGTGCAATAAATTTACATACTACGAGTGCAGGATATCTACCTTGTTTAATATTCCATTTAAGTCTGTCATAAACCATCTTTCTGGCATATTTATTGAAGGTAATAGAATCATCATATACTTCTTTATAAGATACTTCTTCTGATTCCCAATTACCATACCAAGGTTTACTTGGTACCATCTTTACGATTGTACGAGTTGAATAACCTTTCTTGATAGAGTCCTTAAGTTTAAACTCTGCAAGTACTTTACCAAAGAATACTTCAAGATTCATATTCTTTACTTTGTCTTTTGCAAGCTTACTCATATAAATGGTACCAGATAATCCTATACGAACTCTGGTATTAAATAAACGAGTAAGTACATTTTGATATTGCTTACTACCTGCTTGGTCAGCCTCATCTACCAAAACCATATCTACCTTTGCTAATTCATTCTGATAGAATCTCATGTTAGGAGAAATAGATTGAACCATGCCAATTGTAAAGTTACTCCAATTTAATACTTTACCTTGAACAAATGTAATCTGTTCTCCTGGTAGGTATTTCTTAAATTCATCTCTAGCTTGATTCAACCAGTCAGAGTCATTAGTTATTAGCAAAGTCTTTAACTGCTTCTTATAGGATAGATAAAGAGACGACATGATAAGAGTTTTACCTGCATTAACGGTGTAATCTAAAACACCAATCTGAAAAGGTACCTTACCTACTTTGTTATTGATTACCGCTTTAACGGCTTTCTCTTGTTCTGGTCTTAGTTTATATTCTCCTATTTTCGTAACAACTCCATTGACTTTAGGTAATGGTTGTCGCATATCTACAACTTTAGGTTTAATTCCATACTCAATACACTTTTCATATACTGCAGGAAGTAAACCTATCTTAAATTCACCATGCTTATTAATATAATGAATCTTGCCGTCCCAGTTCTGCATACCTCTTTGCCTTGTACGTAAGTAGAAAGCATTTGGATGACGAATGGCAAACTCTGCATAGAGTTTCTGTGCGAACTTAAGAGGTAAGTCCAGTTCGCACATATTCCCATTCTGTATGATTATCCTACTCATTTGATAATTACAGTTACACCTTTCTTAGTAGAATCATCTACTCCCATAGCTTCCTTGATAAGCTTAATGTGATGTTCTTCATCGGCAATTAACTTATTCAACAAATACATCACATCATCATAATCAGCCCGTTCACTATATAAGGCTAGACTATTCATAATTTTCTTATAATTGCCAATGGTCTCTATCTCAGAGTTCCAGGCAATCTTCAAAGCACTTTCAGGAGAAAAACCTATTTCCACTTTAGGATAGATATCCATCACAGAATCCTGTTCATAGGGGTCTGCCTTTTGTAGAAAATCTGATAACTTGTCGTAGTGTCTCATTTCTACTAAACCAATACCAAGCATTAGCTCTGCAATGGGTTCAAACCTTGACGACTGTTGAGTATACATAAGGATAGCACTAATCTCAGAGAAAGGTTTATCCTTTAGTGCATCCTTGAACATATTAACAATATCCTCTGGCCAAGGTTCAATGTCCTTGAAATCAGGGTAATCTACTGACTGGTCCGAATACTTGAGGACATCAATAAAAGCATTAGCTGCATCCTCTACTCTGTTACCTAAAAATCTTAAAGCTTTCATAACGTTATGTTTTAATTATTAATCTTATCCCAGAGAGAGCCCTCAACTTGAGGTTCCTCTAAGGATTTTTTATTCTTATTTTTATATAAATACTTATTATACCTTTCTACTGCTTTATCAGTATATAATTGAGCAATATCGGGTAGACCATTACACCATGCTAGAGATTCAAACTGAGCATCTATGAAATCCTTATAATCCCAACCTTCTTCCTCTAGGAATGCTGCTACATAAGCGAAGTGAACATACTTCTCGGGATTCTTTTCATAGGATTCATATATACCAGTTGCCTTAGCAATCTTACTTACAAAGTAATCATGTACCTTAGCAGTGAGTTCTAAATCTGCTGACTGTAGTTTAATCTCAGCTTCTGTATGATTAGTAATGTTATCCTGCATGGATATTAACCTTTGCATAACATTACGATAATCAGTCATCCTCTTTAAGCCGGTCTCAATATACTTAATAAATCCTTCTCGAGTATCAAATTTAAAATCCTCACAAAAGGTATTACATATCTCAGCAAGCTTTTTACATAAAGTCCATTCCCTTGTATTACTTTCGTTTATTTTACGAACTCCTCTATGCTTAAGCTTTATACGGGTAGCATATAATATATCAGCAACAAGGGAAGCATTACCTTTAGATGCTAGTAATATGTTAGTTACTTTCTTAGTTGTCCCTTTATTAGAAACAACCACTGCTCTAGTATTTATTGCCTCTTTTCGTGCAATAACAAAAAAAGCCTCAACTGGGAAGTTATCTACCTCTAGGGTATTTAATATTTCCTCAAATTGAGACTTAGTAATGTGAATACTGGGTTCTCTCATTTTATCCTATTACAAACTAAAACTCCATTAATACAACCTTCATTCTCATCTACCCAAGCTTTCTTACCCCAAAGATTTATACCCGGTGAACCAAAGTTTACATAATATGAACCTCTGTTTGTACCTACATACCAGGTAACATTTTCAGGTAAATTTAAAGTATAATCTCTGATTTTACCATCAACCATCTCACATCTAAAAACCATATTTGTTCTAGGTTTTGGTTTAGAACACCAAGTTCTAACTGGCATCATACTACCCATAATCCAAGTAAATAGGGTAACAGCTATAATAACAGCTACTATACCACCGTCAATCTTAAATTTCATATCATTATTAATTTTAAGTTATATAATATAATAGGTAATCCTTACTCCAAAGAGTTTCGGATTTGAATTAAATCTTGATAACTTTGATACCTTGTTTGATATACTAACCTAAGAGTTTCTTTTCTACCTAAATCATTTACATCTTTTCCTTCTGGTAAAAACACCACCTTGACTTTTTTATAGGCAACAAGTTTGAGCGCAAGATTGATTGCATATTTCTTGGCGTCTGGGTCCAGCAATATAATGAATCTTTCGCATGAGGATTTAAGTAGTTCATTGACTTGATATCCAGATATAGCTTTACCCATTGTGGCAATTCCTCTATCCCCAATAGTAAGGGCATTGAGTGCACCTTCACAGATGTATACCGACCTATACATCTCCAACGCATCATAATTAAATATGATAAATTCTTTGCCAACTCCTGTGATATCTTTGTTAGGGTTGTTATACCGAGGACCTTGCCCGATAACATTTCTCGCGTTATAATATCTAAGTTGTCCTCTGTAATAAAAGGGTATAATGAGGTACCCAAAGTAAGCCCCCTTCGTCGCATAGCCAACTCCATGCTTAGACAACTCAGAGATGACAAAGCCACGGCTCTTGACATATCCTCTAATGCTTTTTGCAACTTGTGACTGGCCAATGTTAAGGATTCTAAATCCTTCGGGTAAATACAAAGGTTTGGCTTCTGCAAGTTCAACCTTTTCTTCGTGAAATTCAAGCTCATCAAATTTTCCACTGTTTAAGAAGTTAATTAATTCATGGTATGTTTCGAATCCTTCTATATCCATAACCAACTGTGAAGGATTCGGATGTTCATTACATCTGAAGCAATTGGTTCTATACATTGATAAGTTAACTCCCATTTTTAATTCTCTGTGACAGTAAGGGCATACTGGGAGTTTCATCCAGCCTCTTCGATATTCAAAAGCACCTAACCTCTTAATAAAATAAGTCTTAAGTCTAGACTTAAACTGATTTGTTATTTTCATGGTTTCTAATTGCTTTACGAATTACTTTTCGTATTTTCTTTAAATCCTCAACATCTAGATTACTAATGGAAGTCGTTTGCCATCCATTATGAGATATTTCCAAAGCTAATCCATCAGTCCATCTGTCTTTTACTACTTCTACTTTTTTAGTTTTCATTTCTCTTTTTCTTTTTACCACAGATTCTACAGTAAGTTCTCGTACAATATTTAGTATAATACTGAGCCCTCTTCCTACCGCCTTTCTTTGAAAAGATAGCCTTCCTGGGTTTCTGTCTGGTTTCCCACCAATGCTCGGTTACCCAATCATGAATACCGAGTTTGCATTTATATATCTCCAGTTGTCCTTTCTCTTTTCTTGGAATCAGCATCAGGATTACCTTTCTTAAAAGATTCCTCAAGTTTTTTACCGTATAGTTCATCGTAGTTCTTTCTTTGTTCTTTAGTAAACTCTGTACATCTTTGCCTTTCTACATCACACTTGAATAGAGCTCTACCTGAAGGAAGACCATCCCTTTGTACTACAATCTCTGAACGAAGTATGTTATCTTTCTCTTCTTGCTCTGTACTGTTAAGACCCATTATAAATTGAGCATTACGTACAATTGCAATAGAACCAGATATATCGTTCTCATCATACTTGGTTGCTTGATGTTTCTTACCTTCACGAGTAATATGATGAGCAGTCCATACAATATCTAAATGTAAATCCTCAGCAAGGTTCTGTAAGTCAATATATACGTTTGAGATTCTATCGAAATCCTCTTTATCCTTTGCAATAGAAGCAAGCTTCCCTGCATAGTCAACCATTAGTACCTTAATATCAATTCCCTGACTCCTAAGAGTAAGTATTTTCTCCCTTATATAATTGCAGTCGGTAATCAATGCAGGTACTCTTTCAACGATTAATTCAACTCCAAACCTTGCAAGTTTCCTTAAATGCTTAGCCTCAAGTTTATCATAATCTCCAGTATATAACTCCTTCTTAGTTTTATTAATACTTGATTGAATGAAACGGTCCATAATTTGTTCTTGACCATTTTCTGTATCAACATAATAAACTGACTTCTTCATTCTAAGATAACCTCTTGCAAGGTTTACCATAAAGAATGTTTTCTTTGCTTTAGGTTTATCTAGGATTACATTGATTGATGCACCTGGGAATCCTCCTGCATTGGTTAAATCATTAAGTTGCCTAAATGGACAGGGTACTACTGAAGGTTCTGCCTGTCTTTTAAATTGACGTTCTGTAACATCCCGAATCATGAATAAAGGTTCGTCCTCCTGTTTAGGTCTACTTCTTTGTAATACCTTCTCTACCTTTCTTGAGTATTCTTCGTATTGTTCGAAGTTATCTAAGTCAAATGAATCATTTAAATTCTTCATTTCAACATAGGTAGAGAACTGATAGATTTTCTCTTTAATATATTCTGAATCGGATAATTGAATTGAATAAAGATTTTTAATAACTTTCTCAATGTTTGGAATATCGTCCTTAGTAACCAGGTCAACATAGTTTTTGGATTCTAGCATTTCTCTGAGTACTTGTTTAAGGACATTCTGTGATGGTATCTTTCTTTGCTTCTTAAAGTATTTAAGTATACCTTCACATATTAAGGAATGTTCGATAAGTACTAAGTAGCTTGGTTTTATTCTGCTTAGTACTAAACCTCCTTCCTTATCTTGAATGATGAACCTGAGAATCTCTAACTGAAAGTCAGGTGCAAAGCTAAATTTAATTTTATTCTTTTTCATACATTATTATATTGCAATATTATATACTAATAGATTTTGATAGTCCTCGTGTAGTTCTGAACTCATGTCCACAATATCTAGTCTTCTTATCCTCAGCCGCTCGGTGAAATTTTTTGATATTCTTATATTATATAAAATATATTTATTATATTTGCATAACGAAATACTTAAAGAATATGAGGAAATGTAATGGAAACAATGGTTCAGAGCTTCATAGATTAAAACCCATGCAGGATTATGATGAAGCAATGTTTAATCGGTTATACAAAGTTTGTAAGCCAGTTATTCGGAACCTTACCAAACAGATTGATTACAAAAGGTTTAACCTTACTCCAGATATAATATCTTCTTATTTCTGGGATAAAATGTTATTTGTTTTTAATAAGTACTATGGTACTTGTAGTGAAGAACATCTTAAAGCAAGAATCCTTTCTTCTCTTGCTACATTTAAGAATAAGCTTCTTCGATTTGCCTATGGAGAGATTGCAGAATACAATCAGAACCTATTCAAACTTGAAGACTTATTTGATAATGATAAAGAGTTAGAGGATGACGATGAAGAAGTTAAGGCTAAGGAAGAAATGCTTGAATTATTATATAAGTATATGAAAGAGAAGTTATCTCCCGATGCTTATATGGTATTTGAAGTATTACTTACTCCACCTCCTTATATTAAGGAACGAATTAAGGATGGAGAAAGAATCACCAATATAATGTTGGTTGAGTTCTTTGATATGCCTAGAACTAAGAAGTCAGTTAAATACATAGGAGAACTCAAACAGGATATCTTATATTGGGAAGAGAAAGCTAAGGAAGAACTTCACTACTAAACACAAAAGAAAAGGGGCGTTTCCCAACGTCCCTTTCTCAACATCATAAATTAAAAGTTCTTTGTCAACAATATAAGTAGTTAAGACATATTATTATAGTTTTATAATATATGCCAATACGTAGTACGGTGGTCTATTCTCATGAGGTTGACCTCCACCTGCAGCTCGGGTATCATGGTCCCAAAGTGCTACATAAGAATTATCCCTATCGGTTTTATTACTACCATAAAGGTTATTACCAATCCACTGACTACCATTAATACCGATACCATCGTAAGCCTCAATAAAGTAAGCATCTGCAAAGTTGTGAACGTGAGAAGGTATCTCCTGAGTAGAAAGAGTTACTTTCTCTTGGCCACCAGTATTACCAATCAAATTGTAATCTTCATTACCAGATGACCAACCTACAATGAATTTACCCGATAAGTCTGGTGTCTGTAAGTCTTCTACAATCTGACCATTACATAAAGCCCAGCCTTCTGGTACGGAAACTCCATTCCACATTGCAATTAATCCTCTTGGTATATTGGCTCCTGCCATACCACCAAGCTTTTCATCAATGTAAGCCTTGATATCAAAATTAGGGAATCCTTGCAATAGTCGTAAGAGAGTTTCTATATTTGCTTGTTGCATTCCATGGATAGCAGTATTATATTCTACTGGTTGGGGAAACTTCCCTGCATAGGGAACAATAGAATATTTCTCTACGGTGTTATCCATTGAGTTGGTACCTTGACCATATATACCAATTAATACCATAGAGGATTTGTCTACCAAACCTTGAGATACTGAAGCCATAGCTCTGTTCACTAGAGACTCATATGATAATTCATTATCTTCTAATACGTTTGTTTTTGACAAGTTTCTAGTATCCTTAGGTGTTGGATATAGTGGGTCTACAGACCTCTTGTACAGAGAATAGAACGAATTAGACTCATTCCAGAAAGCCCTGAACTGTACTGGGTTCTGTACAGGCTCTTCCAAAGGTGTATGGTAAGCAAATACAATCACATCCTCATTAGAACCCTTTGAGCCTTCAATATTAGGTATACTAATATTAGCACTATCAGAAATATAGATTGTACCATCCCTTGCTATACAACCAAAATTTGTATCTGGTCCTTCACCAGAATCTGCAGCTTTAGTCATATACCTTGAAAGGATTCTATCCTTTATTGCTTGATATGCAGGAGAAGTAGGTTCTCCATTAGGCAAGAGAGTGATTGCATTATTTACAATCGTTGCAGAACCAAATCCACAAAATGGGCCAATGCCTACTGGTGCAGCTATAGCTTCAGCTGCATCCTTAGACTTTATTATACCTTCATAATCAAAATAGGTTTTCATAATGTATCTTCGTTATTGTTATTACTCTTATATTCTTTCGATTGGTTTTTCATATCTTGGAAAGCCTCTCCTACAGCCTTGAACTTGAAGGTTATCAATTTCCAAAAGATAGACCAGATACTGTACTTCTTTTCTACACCATGTAAAGTACAGATATGATTATAAATACTATCTATTTCAAAACAGTAACATAATACCATTACCGTTATAGATACTGTTATTGGATTTAATCCGTAAGGTTCTCCGATGGCTTTACCTATTACGGCACCCAGTAAGATGTAACACAGGTAATCAATGATTTTATTAAGAGTTCTTCTCCCGGCTCTAGATTTTCTTATTTCAATCTTCTTTGCCCTACTTGCAGATATCCCAAACCAAAAATCTGTAAGTATTAGTATAAAGGCTAATAAAATCATCCACCTCAAATCAAAGATAATGGCATAACATTCAGAAGTGAATCCAATGATACCAGTTTTAAATAAGGTGTTAAAAGAGCTGCTTTCCATTTTGTTTATTCTATTTTAAGTGACCATTCTGTTCCTTCCGGAACTAATATATTAATACCTTGTTCCGAAATATCATTGGATTCCCAAGTAAGTTCTGTCTTATCAACTACATCCAACAGGTTTACTATGAATACTGCTTTAACTGCAGGATTAGCTTTCACATAGAAAGTATGTTTACCTGGTAAATTAGTAAAGAATTGATAAGGGCTTGGATGAACCACATCCGGAGCTGTCTCATATACAATATCTGAAACTTCTCCAGTATCTGAAGTACAGGTTACGATAGTAGATACTTCTTGTACATCTTTGCTTAGTTCTGCACTTACTGGATTACAAGTTAAAATATACTTAGGTATAACATCCTTAATCGTAAGGCTTACTACTGAACCTTGATAATAAAACTCATAATTACCTGCTTTATCGAAAGTGATAAGAGTGTTCGAATTGTATTTCTCAGATGAACCCTCTAAGTCAATCCCAGTTATCATATTACCACCATCTCCCCAACGTAGGTAGAATTGGCAATTCTTGGATTTGGTTAATTGATAGCCTGCCTTGATATACTTTCCTGCATCTGCTTCAGAGTAAGGTTCTAATTCATACCAATTCTCATCCTCTTCATTCAAAGGTTCTAACCACAAGTAGGATTGAGGAGTAGGTATATAAGCAAGTACTTCTACTTCTACAGACTTACTAGCATCACCCACCGATTCAAATTTATAACTTCCAGCTTCATTAAATTGGTATTCTGTACTTCTACCATAGTAGAAATCAGGACCAACTACATAGCGATTAGTTAATTCTAAAGTACCAAGTTTTACCCAAGTACCTTGGGTATTCTTTTTGTAAATGGTCACTTCGGTATCAAAATAACTACCTAAGTTTGCACTTTCGAAAGTAGAATAATAAATACCCGATGTAACCCAAAGATTAACTGATGCAGAACCTTGAGCATTTAGGTTTAATCGTTTGTTTGATACGCCTATATCGTAGTTAATCGTATAACCTAATCTGTAAGCTACTACTGTACCATAATTACTAGCATTACCTGAGTCATCTTTAGTACATCTAAATTGGAATGTACCAGTAGTAGTTGGTGCCCATCTTTGACCATTACGAACTAAAATACCTGGGTCTGAAATACATACGGCAATAAGTTGACTTGTATCTTCGTTAAGATCTGAAGAACGAATAGTTATCAAAGACTTTTCACCGTTGGTAAGATTTATATTCCGAGGTTCACAGAATACCGTATAGTTAGTAGCAATTGCCGTTACCTTTAGAGTAACCTTCTTTGCAGGAAAGTCTGCAATAACCCATTCGTAAGTACCTGCAGAAGTTATTTCCCAAACAGAACCAGAATCTTTAGTTTCATAGGTATTAAGTAACTGTACGGATACAGGTTTAATATTTCCCTGATAATTCATATTTGCAGTTACCCTTACTTTGATTACTGGATTAGTACCTGTAATTACTAAATTATCTGGGTCTGTTCCTCCTTCTACCAAGTCGGCATATATGTGATAAGATTTAGTGTAATATTCTAAACCTATATCTACATAGGTAGTTACTGAAGTATCTCCTACACTTCGGAAATAATATCTTTGGTCACCCTTTCTTGCATAGAAAATAGAACCACTTTCGTATTTCTTTGAACTCCATTTATTCTCAGCTGGGTCATATCCAGTTACCTGATACCTTAAATCGGCATCATCATAATCTGATGTAACTATTACTCTAATAGGTACTTCGGTTATATGCCCAGTTACAATCTTTGCAGGACTGATAAGAGGTTCAGCTACAATTTTATAATTGTAAGCCAAATCAAATCCATAAACAATCTTCCCAGATACATTGTATGGTAAGAATCTATCGAATAACTTATCAATTGATTGTTTGAAAGCTTTGAACTCTGGAGTGGGGGAAGTAAACCCATGACCGCTTATAGAAATACCTACCTCTATACATTGAGCACAACCATAAATCTTATCATAGTTGTATTTGTCGTACTGAGAATAATCGGTATCATATAAGGGGTCTACCTTTTCCCATTTATCCATCTCTCCATCGGTTGGGTCTGTAATTGTACAGGTTAGCCCATACATATTAAAAAGAATTTCGAAGAACTTTCTTGAGCCACGAATCTTAAGTAATGAGATTGAATACTTTAAGATAGTTCGAATCTGTTCATCACTTAAGTTGGGAACTCCCTTGTGTTCTCCGGTTCTAGCAAATGGTAATGCTCCCAAGAACTCCCAGAGGTAATTTAAATACCTCTGCTGAGTTTTATCGATATCGATTATATCTAGAATATTATCAATATCTTTAGTTATATCTTGGAAATAATTACCACAAATTTCTAGAAATCTTTCTAATATGCCCTTACCGTCGACTTTATAAGTATCTTGCTCTTTAAATTCGAAAGGTAAGAAATCAATTAGGTTTTTAAGATTTGTCATACGATTTCATTTACTTTAAGTGTTAACTGACTTGAGTCTTCGAATACCGGAATATTATAACCTGGGTCTGTATAATCCTTGTTAGGTTCTGCAATGGTTATGGTATATCTAAATCCAGATTGATAGCCATTGTTCTGGATATCCAATGCAAATACAAACCCATTTATAGTATCTCGAATCTGTGTAGTCTTACCAACTTGGCCATCATAAGAAAAGCCTCCCTTAACTGAGCGTACTGTAAATTGAGTACCTGAAGAGAAAGATATAAAGTAAGACATACTACCATTAGCCTCATCCAATTGGAATTGACCAAGGATTAATTCCTTGTTACCGTATACTGTAGTAGGCCAGGGTTTAGTATAGAACTTCTTCAAGTGTAAATAATCTACTGATTCAAGATTATCTATGAGTGCATAGATATCAGAGATTCTTACGCTGCCACCAATGTCTGAGTTCTCCGGAGAATAAGCATTAAATAATGCACTAAGAATCTGTGATTGTATTTCTGAAGTTTTATAAGACTTCTTCCCAGTAACTTCTACATCCAAGATAATATTTACTTTACCTGCAGACTTAACGGTTAACCAAGTAGTAAGTGGTGAGTTCTGATGTAATACATCATATACTTTTTGAATAAGGTTAGAGTCAGCAGTAGCACCATTATCAGGAGATATATAAACGATTAGTTTTCTACCACATTCGTATTCTGCCTTTGCCTTACTAACCCCATCAACCAGTTTAGCTAAGTCTATGAAGTCCTGTTTGGTAATAGCTACTCCCATAGTCTTTACACTCAAAGGTATGTGTTCCTTGAGCATACTAAAATTCTCATAGGATGAACCTCCACCTGCAGCATAAGTATTAGATACAGTAGCATCTGTTACTGATGAAGATATAACTGAAGGTACAGAAGTAATCATACCAGATTTTACATTACCATTGATACCAGTAGTAAGGTAAAACTTAACTTCAGATATCTTGGCATTAGCTGCAGGCTTCTGTCCATATTTACCATCACCAAATAATATGTAAGGATTTAAAGCCTCATCCATAGTAACCATGAAATGTTTATCTGTGGGTTTTGAATAAGCAAAGGTGTTTACCAATACCCAAGATTCTCCACCAATCTTCATACTCATAGTTCCATGTTCGTAATACTTACCATTAGGTAGTGTACCAAGAGTAATAGTTACCCTTTCATCTGAAGGTATAACCATACCATTTATCTGGCTTTCCGTATATAATTCGTGTTGTACAACTGGAACTTTACAAGTAGTTACATTAGCATACCAAGTTACGTCTCTAGATGATAGCCATTTGTTACCATTAGAGTCTGTGAATAAAGTTCCAGAAGGTATAGTTAACTTAGCACCAATAGAATCTCCAGATACATCTCGAGATACTACCAAATCTACTGATGCTGCAATAGCACCTCTTGCATGATAATCTACCAAAGCACCATGCTTAACTACTGAACTGTATTTACGAGCAGTAGGCAAGAATGATTCCCTTGCCATATTATCAATGTAGTAGTGAAGAACTTCGGCAATTGCCGCAAATAATGAAAGGATAATGATTAAGATATTTCCTTCCGAGTAATCAGTTACGAGTACATTGCCATCTTTGTCTTTGATATTCGTAAGTGATTCTATCAGCTTGGCCTTAATCTGTTGGTAAGACCTCTGATAAGGGTTGAGCCATTTATTAGTGATTCCCATATTAATAAGAGTTTAATGAATTTTCATTTTTATCGTAGGTCAGGTACAGGTACTGACTAGTAGAAGTTTCATTAACTACATAATGAACTTCTATGTTTATTTTAGCACCTTGTCTAGAAACGGTAATACCTTTAAAGGTAATCCTTTGTTCCCATGCACCAATTGAGCTTTTAATAAACTCTTTAATAATAAAACTTAGGGCTTGTGTATTTGGCTCCTCTATACATTCCCATAGGCGATTCCCAAAGTTTTCCTGTCGAAATCGTTGTCCTATTAAATAATACATTATAGAGCTTATATTATTTCTTACCAAAGCCATATCACCATTAACAGGATACCAACCTGTTTCACCCTTTTCGTTTCTTGTAAGTTGAATAGGGAATATCATACCCTTTCCAACAATGTTAGTAAGATAGTTATCCATTAGTGTATACATTTAATGTCCTCATAATCTTCTTGTTTGAAAGTAGAGAACGGTTGACTTGCTTGAGTTACGGTAGGACCTGAAGAACCAGGTCCAGTAGTTACACCCGAGTGTACGTGAGAATTGAATAAAGTTCTTAGAGTTTCCAGTTCTTTAATGGTATTATTGAGTTTCTCGGTTAGTTCTTTGATATTAACTACTCCTTGATTCTCTCCCTTATTTAAGATTACTGTATCACCAGAACCTACACTTACATCTCCTTGTGCTTGAATAGAAATGTTTCCCTTAGCAGCAATGCCTACATCTCCATTTATATAAACAGTTAGCTTTCCATTATCATCATCAAGTACCATTACATTTCCTTCTGGAGTTATAATACCCATTTTATTAGGACCATCCAAAGGGTCTGGTATTTGTTGTAGTCCCCAACCATGATATTCCCATAGGGGTTTAGTTGGGTCTCCAAATTCAAAAGTAACAAATACTATATCTCCAACCTTAGGAGCTAAGTACTTGAACCCATTGTTGATAGAACCATGTTGGCCTTTTGCATAGGCCCATGTAATAATTCCACCCATGACTTCTGGACAGCATACCTTGATACGGTTCATATGTTTCTCCGTATCATTATTATCTACCACTATACCACGGTAGACAGAGTAGTATCTACCTAAACCTTCGATACCCTCTTCTGTTAATAGTTTAGCTGTTGAGTACATTATTTCTTGTTGGATTTATATCGTTCATAAGCTTTCATTGCCCAATTAAACTCATCAAAGTTATACCTTTCTTTCATAGAAGGAGTAACCTTCGATTGGTCTGCCTTTACCACATTGGTCTTACCATAGATTGCTGTACCATTTGAAGTTACTACTGTACCTTCTGTACGAACTGTACCTGCAGCAAGAGCCTGAGGGTCTTTAGCATTTATCTCATCATAATAGAACTTATTCTGTAAGAACTCTCCTGCACCCTTCTTATCGATAATTCTACCCTTATTATCCATGTATCTTTCTACGAAGTATACTACTTCATTGTAGGTAAAGTCATGTACAATATCGGAAGCATTAGCAGTATTCTTCTTGTTCTTACCAAAGTCAGTTTTAGCAGAATCCTTAGCATCATTACTTACAATGTCCTGAGTACTAAGTTGGGTCTTAGATGTAGTCTGTCCATCCCTTGCATTATTCTTAACCAAGTCTAATGTACAGAGATAACCTTGACCTGCATCCATTGAATGTTGTACTGACTTGATATACCAAAAGCCTGACCACCTTTTTCCTACATTCTCTAAAGATATTATCTGAGAAGATTGTAATGAAGGTCTACCTACTACAGTCATTTGGCATACCAACTTTCTTTCGGATATCTTAAGACCTCCATTGGCATTAGCATTCATTGCCCAAGTAACCTTATCTGCTCCGCCGTATCTACTAAAGAGATTATGATATAACTTATAGATTGGTACTAAGAATGGTACCTTCTTCATTCTTCGTATCTTAACTTTAGCTTTAACCTTTCGAGTCATAGTGGGTGTAGTAACTCCATCTCCAGAATACTCTACTTTATAGGTATCAGGGTATACAGTAATATATGGATTCTTTTCCATTGCAGATATACCTCTCTGAGATTGGTTATCTATCATTTGTTTTTCATAGGGATTACTTGAAAAAGTTCTGATATTCACCATGTGAGTTATAGTTCCACCTTCTGGGTCATATTCTCTTGGGTCTACCCATTCTTCTGCAAGGTATTCCATTTTATATTCTCCAGTAAATAGGTATCTTTCGTTTTCTAGTAATTGCCTAAGATTACTTTCTAACTCTTTACCGTTCTTAGAGTTCTTCAAGATTTGCTGAATAACCCTTTTCTTATCGTTCGGTAAATTGTTTACAGCAGTATTAATTGCTTCTCGATATTGCTCAGTACTCAGATTATCTAAAGCCTCTTGTTTACCTGCATTGTAAGCAACATAAGGTTTCTGAGAACCATACTCTTTCATTGCAGAATTATACTTTTGAGCTTTAGCTCCATACCTTTGTTCAGCTTCCATCTCGGCAGCAATATTAGTAGTAGGATGACTACGATAATCTTCGTAAGGTACACTACCATAATTTACTACCATTGTATTATCTACTTGAGCTACAAAGGGTTTGAGTAAAGTTACTTCCTCTTTCTCTTTTTCAGGTTCTGTGATATCTGTTGAACCTACAATTAAACCTTTATCTTCTGGGTCTAAGGCTTGAGTTAATTGAGCCTTTACCCTTTTGGTTACTTTCTGAGTAGCGAATGATACTCTAAGTACTTCTCCATTTTCTGATTGGTAAATATAATTGTATTCTGGTTCTTCTTGAAACTTACGGTTGTGTATGTATATTACACCATCCCGGGAATCAATATACCAAGGACCATTTGCATACCCTTTCATCTTTTGTTCTAATTGAACCAAGATGTTATTTCCTATTAATCCCAAGTCACTATCTATCAAGGACTTTAAATCACTGGGCATAGCTACTTGAGCTACTCCACTAAACCTGTTAGCGTAAAGTATCTTTCCAGTAGTAGTTCGACTTTGTTCTGTCGGGACCTGTAGTGACTCGTAAACTTTATTACTTATTATTTGTTTAGCCATTACTGAAATATTTCTATGATTACGCCTATATCATCGTTACAACCATTATCCAAGAAGTTGGATAAACTGTGTTCTGATAAATCTGAATGAGTGTAAGGTGGTTGGAATCTTAAATCTCCAACTGTATCTATACACTTAATCGTCACATGAGTACCAGTAGAATCGAATACACAATCCAAATCTCTAACCTTGATACTTCGTACTGGGCTAGAGATAAACTGACCGTCTGGGTATATGTATCCCCACTGAAGATAAATAACTGAGCTTTCCTGGAGGTCTTCGATATCTACAGTATCTGGGTCTCCAGTATCAAATGTAATGGTAGCTAAGTTCTCTTTCTCCTCATCATACTTGTAGCTCCAATTACTTATATAAGCGCCAAGAGGTATGCCAGTAATGGGATTCATTATAGGCATACCTCCAGAATTGAACAGAGCCATGTAAGGTGTTGCTGTTCCATTATAAAGTATTGGTTGGTTAGGTTTTCTAGTTGCCGCCATACATAGGTATTCTTAAAATTTGATAAGGTTCTAATTCTTGAAAAGGGTTCAAGATATTATTAGCTTCAGCAATCAGGTACCACTTACCAGAATCACCATAATAACGATGAGCAATACTCTGTAGGGTTTCTCCATCTAATACAGTATGTTGTTTATCGTTATCTGTATAAGGAACATTAGGAGGAGTTACCTCTAAAGAATAATCTCCTTCATCATACTTAAGAGCAATAGCTCCATCATAAGGACTTGCTCCTGTCATGTATTGATTTAAGTCTATCATATCTGTATCCCTTTCGTATTCTTTAAGTCTTCTTCAGTTACAATATCCTGATAAGATAAGTTATAAGCACTTACTCTTTTGAAGATTAATTCCTGAGTTGCAGCTGCAGGCAATAACTTTAAATCCTCAATTGTACATGACTTACCTGCTACTCGAGTCCTTGAAGCATTTCTGAAATTATTCAGGGTATAGGTTGCAGATGTAAGAATGTACTGATGATTATCGAATATACCAGAACTACCCCACTCGATTTTTAAAATCGGAGGGCTTGCTTGATAAGAGTTTGCCTTAGTCCACATTTCCAATAATCGGCATTTAGTAATTACCTCTTTTGGATTATCGGGGTCATTACAGAACCAAGATACATTGAATTGAATTATATCTTCACTACCAGTATAATGGTACATGGGAGTATTACGTCCCATTGATTTAATCGTTGCCCAAGTAGTTTCTCCTCGGAAATCAATTGAAGGTGGTCTGTTCTGAAGAATGATATATTGATAGGGGCTAGCTGTAAGATTATAAATCACTACCTGATTCATGTTTCTTACTTCTGGCATTACCAAGAAGAGTTCTTTATTCTTCGTAACATTCTGGCCTTTAGCCGGGTCCATTTCTTCGTATCCAAATGGAACTCCACCTTCTATTTGATGTTTTAATTCCATTCGATATTGAGCCTGAATCCTTTGATTTAACTTAGGATTCTTTGAATTAGCTCTGGGTCCGAATGGGTTATTTGGGTCATATACTTTACTCTTATCTGCAGTATCTTTAGGCAAGGTTGAAGTTGCCCTATTGAGATAGATTCTGGCCCTCCAAAGTTTATTTAAAGGGCCAGTAAGAACTCCTGCAGAATCTCTGGTAAGGTCATTGTATTTTTCAACAACCCCACCTGCTATCTGATTTAATATTCTTGCCATGATTGTTTAGTTTAATCCCAATGATATACCAGTAAAATCTTGTTGGCCACCAGGAGCAAAGTCTCCAGCTTCATTTCCATCTACTGATATATTAATTCTTGAATCCTTAAATCCATCTCTGATTGCACTCCTAACGGCATCAACAAAAGCTTGTTGATTTCTATCCTGAATGGAAGCTTTAGTTTCTTCAGAGGTTAAAGCCGCAGTATTCTTATCCACAGAATTTGTAAGACCACCGATTACTTCGATTAATGCAGGAATAGCTATAGAAGCTAGTAGTCCCCAAGGCCCACCTAAGAATCCTAAAAGTCTACCACCAAGTAATCTAGCACCAAATCCCATAGCACCTTTCTTAGCAATCTGTTGGCCTGCAGTTTTAGTTACAGTAGAACCTACTGCTGCTCCAACCCCTGCTCCTGCAAGAGTACTCATTGAAGTAAATCTTCCTCTTGCATCTCTTGCTACTACAGTACCTTTTCGGGTTTTACCTATGGTACCTCCCATGGGTAATGCAAAGAATTTACCTGGAGCCATTTGCATAGCAGTCATTCTCATCATCATTGCTGAGATATTTCTCATGTGACCTTCAAGGATTGAAGCTTGAACATTAGTTCTTACCATACCTTCTGCCATACCATTAGTTTCTGAAGTAGCTAAAGCCTGGAAGGTACTAATCATCTTGATAGTACCCTGAATAAACTTAAATCCCTGATATAGAGTACCTACTACTGCACCAGTTGCAACTACCTTTACCAAGAATTTACCTGCCCAAGTTTCTTGCATACTGTTAATAATCTTTAGGATACCAGAACCTAATTTAAGTACTGGGCTAAAAACTTCGGCAAGTGTAGAACCTGCAGTTACAATAAAGTTCTCCCAGTTTGATTTAAACTGTTCGATAATACCTGCAGGAGTTTGTAATCTTTCTTGAGTTAAATTTTCTACTGTACCACTTGCACCTGCAACCTTATCCATAAGTTCAGTAAGCTTATTAGCTCCAGTCCAGTAATCCTGAAGTAAAGCTGAGGCAGCTCTTGTACCACGAACTCCAAAGATATTAAACAGAGCAGAGGAGATATCTATTCCTCGTTTACCTCTAAGTTTATCTCCCAATATAGATATAATCTTATCTAATCTCAAAAGATTACCCGAGGCATCTACTAGAGTTTTTGGGTCAATGCCTAAAGATTTTAGCATCTCACCACCTCCCTTTTTCTGCCCGGTTACGGAAAGGGTTAAATAACGCATCATATTTGCTAATGCAGTACCTGCTGATGAAGCTTGTATACCTTGATTACCAAGTACTCCAATGGCTGCAGCTGCATCACCCATACTGATTTTGGCATTTCTAAATTCTGCTCCTGAATATTGGAAAGATTGGGCAAGGTCTGTTAGAGAAATATTTGCAGAGGTTACTGCAGTTGCCAATTGGTCTACTACCTGAGTAGCATTCTGTGAAGGTATATTAAAGGTCTGCATGATGTTAGTCATCAAGTCAGCAACTCCACCTTTCTGACCAAGAGGCATACTGAAGATAGAAGCTAGCTTAGCTGCAGGGCCAATCATTCTTTCGATTTGCTCTACATTGTTACCAGCCATTGCCAAGTACCTTTCACCTGATGCAATATCTGCAGCAGTAAGAGGAGTTACCTCATTGACTTCTTTGGCTACTTGCATTAGCCTTGCCTGTTGAGCAGCATTGGCTCCAGACATTTTAGAAGCTAAGAATACTTGGTCGTATACCCCTGCAGAATATTGGTAGGCCCTTGCCATACCTCCAACCAATTCTTTTCCAAACTCAAAAGCATTAGAGGTTGACATTTGAATACCTCGATTCCAGGTATTCATATCGTTCATCATTGTTCTGAATGAATTCGATATTCTGCCAGCCTCATTAGAGAATCGGTCTCTTAATACCATTGCAACACCGACCTCGACTAAGCTTCTTCTGTCTATCATTTTCTAGTTTTCTTTTTTAAGTTTTCATAATACTCATCGGCTATATCCTTAAATCTTTTCCTTTCTCTATACGGAAGACGCAAAAAGCTGAGATAGTCAATGGCTACCTCAGCTCTACATATATAAGTGAATGTACCTGGATGGTCTACGCTTCCGTCAGGTAGAAAAAAGTCGGTGAAAGCATTATAGGATATTTATCAATTCTTCCGGGTATACTCGGATGTTCTACATCGGTGTTACCATCGAAGACTGGGTCATAAGCAAAGATTGTTTTACGAATCTCTGCAATATCTCTTACTGAGAATAAATGGAAGCTTTCTACCTTTTCCCATTTACCATCAATCTGAAGATGTAAGTTCCTTGCAATCAATGCAGCATTGCGAGTTTGTTTTTCTACGGGCAAAGTAACCAACATCCTTTCTCCTGCACCTGTAAGCAAATCGAATTTAACTACCTTACCTGAAGATAGAGTTACTTCATAATCAGTAAGCTTACCTGGTTGAGGATAATAAGGGATAGCATTGGGTTTATCTGCCAATTCCTTTTCTGTAGGAAGTTCTCCATAGTTATCGAATAACATTTCACTTAAGGATTGACCATAAGTTTGTACTCCACCTTCTTGGCCCCAATCATATTCAAATTCTACTTCATCACCAAGTGAGAAGATTCTTGATTGGAATAAGATACAGTATCTGTCATTCAAAGGGATACGGTCTGCATCCTCTACCGTTAATCTACGATTAGGAGTAAAGTCGGTATCAACTACAATTGCCTGAATGAACTTAGTAAGGTTCATAAGGTTTCTTACATCCATAGGATTAGATAAGATATCCTCATCTGCACCATTCTGTTCCCGGATTGAGTATCTATAACCTGATGGGGTTATGAACTCATGTGTTCTACAATTTAATTCCATGTTTAAATAAGTTATTTGGTTATACTTTAGTTCATAGTGTTCGCTGTAACAACAAGAAAGGGGTGAGCCCTTTCTAGGAATCCCACCCCTCCCACCTAAAAATCTTAGTGAAAATAGACTAAGCGTTTTTAATACTTATCTACGGTACCTACTGAGAATTCGATACTTTCGATAGTGTTCTCTGAAGCCATTCTGTCCAAGTCTAAACCTGTAATCTTACATGGCCATACCTCTTCGAAGAGGTGGGTGTTAAGTACGGAAACTCCATCTTCGGCAAGTTCATTTACGATTACATTTTCCCAGTATTGGCTTGGTACCAAACCTCCACCAGCAATCATATCCTGGCATGAATAAAGCCAATCATGAAGCCACGTATCTGAACCCGCAGTAGTTAAAAGTTTACCTACTACTAAGTTACCTACAGTAACTCTACCGGCAGTTTTAACGTCCCGGTTAACGTCTCCATGAGCAACCTGGTCAATCTCTACATCTGGCAAAGTACAAGTTTGGAACAGATAAGTATTGATTGGGTGCTTAGGGAATGTGATACTCCAAAGGAATTTCTTTCTTGGATTCTTTACTTTTGCTCCCATTGTTTTCTAATTTTATTCGTTAATATCTTGAACGGATACGGACTTGGATGCCTGGTCAATATAGATGCCCATAGTGATTTCTTGCATCGGAACGATATCCTTGAATTTCAAGATTGCTTTGTATTTACCCTGACGAACATCGGCTTCATTGTTTACCGATAAGTCATTGTACGAGTTAGCGTCTTGGTCACCCATCCAGGTGTATTCAGACATAGCATCTTCATCTACTAAGTTATCCAGCATTGGTTTAACTTCTAGATAAATCTTATTCCAAGTGTTCCAGATATTTGGTTCTTCCAAATACTTTTCTAGAATAGGTCTAAGATTCTTTTTGAGATACAGATTCAATCTTACAATTGCAAGGAATCTTTCTGAATCCTGTTTTACCTGAGAAGAAAAACAATGCCACAGCAAAGTTTGTTTACCTTGGTTAGGGACATCTTTGATACAGATTATATT